TCCACTGGTTGTACCATTTGTTTGGCTTTACCCGTCTTTGGATCCTTTACAAATTTCACTTTAGGTATGGAGTTGTCTGACATGGTGCCTTTGCTGTTTACATAGTAGTTGTCAATAGGTTCTTTGTTGCCACCTTTTGTAACAGGCTTTGGTGTGTTAAATTGTGCATTAAAGTCGCTGGTATCTTGCATAGGTTCACCCGGTTCAATGTCTTCCATTTGTAGCCAGCTGAATAATGGAGCAGATGGATGTACTTCCATACTTGGCCGAGAATCTGCTACTCCTGCTAGATATTTGAGCAGTCCTTTGTTATATTCATTTCCAAACAGTTGACCAGCTGGTGGTTGTTCAGCTGCGTCGTATTCTCTGTTGGTACTAAGTCTAGCTGCATGCTCGTCGCCAGAGTTTTCAGCTTCTTTGTCTGCAAGCCGGTTCCACACATCGTACTCAGCATAGCGTTCTATTGGCTCGCTAGCACCGCGTACTACTATGTACTTTTCAGGTATGTTTGAGCACAAGCGTAAATCTTGTTGCAGAATATACGAAACTGCAGGAGTTCCAATAGTAAAGGACATTTTATAAACATCTTTGTTGGGAATATCGATAAAATCTTTATGATCGTCTACTATTTTTTCTGGAGGAGTAATTGCTCTAAGCTCATATCTTTTTAGCCATTCTCCGATTATCTGTACTTGCTCTTCAGTTGGTTGCTGAGAAAATTTAATCACATAGTTGTGATCCTTTGAACTCTCAGCAAGGTATTCCTTAAAATTCTTCATGTTAGGCGGCTCCTATGTTTCTTATTTATCATTGCCGCTCATTTGGCGTAGCTGTTTTAGTATTTCGTTACGATCGAGTGCAACAGCAGTACCATCGAGTGTTGTGTTTTCGGGTGCAGTCTGTTTATCTAGTTTCATTTTGTCTAATTGCAAACGCAACAGTTTTAGTTTTTTCTCTACTTTATTATTTTTAGCATCCACTGCAATTTTCAGCATTTGGCTAGAACTTGAAAATATTTCCCCGGCGTGCCGAACTTCAACATTCATACCCAGTTCTTGCAGATCTTTGTGTGCGTTTATAGCTAAATTTGCAAGCTCGTCCATTTCGCTGTCGTGCGTGTCGTAGCCGTTCATTTGATCAAATTGTTTTTCAAGATTGGTGGCTTGTTCCAACGCCTCCTGGATGTCATTGGAGGTGGTTTCCACAATTGAATCCATGTCAGGCAAGTCAAACGCATCTTCTAGCTTATTGAATGTTTTTCCCATGTGATTATTTACTAGCCTATTTCTTCTTTTGGTGAAAATTGTTCAGATATAGTTCTTTTATAGGTGATATCTCATCCGCTGTTGCTGTTCGAATAAATCTCCAACCTCTATGATGATTTTTCTTTAATTTTCCTAACCGTAGCAATCGTAACTGTTCTAAACTTAAATTATATAAGTTAGCCGTTTCAACTATTGGACAAAATAATATTTGCGCACCTTGCGGGGATTCATACCAATATCCACGTTTTATAACAATCAATCCCTTATTTGAATTGCTGCACTTCTTTTTTGATGCATCTGTATGATTATGTCCTAACATACCGTCAGAAGTCTTTCTACCTTTCATTTTGATTCTCCGCTTCTCGTTGGAGGAGTCGGTTTGTTTCCGAGGAACGTGGGACATCCGTCTATTTTCGGACCACGGTTTACCTTTTCTGTTTGCAGCCGCAGTTAAACAGTTCTGTAACCTTGTTTGTATTGCACGGTCTGTCCATACCTTTTCATACAATTGATAATATTGTATTGCAGCATTTCTACTTAGATATTCATCCGATGTTTTATCAACTTCAGAATTATATGCTGTCAATTTAATAGATTGAAGGCGGCGGCGTTCGGCAGTCCAATAGTCTTTTTTCACAGTATGTGCCAGCCTGCGTTGATAATCATACCACCTAGAATTAATAGAATATTTTGATCTATCTCCTATTTGTTTTATATGCATAAGCATAGTAAGAGCCTTGGACATTTTATATCTATTTCTACCATATGTCATTTTTGTCAACAATAAATGACATATAAAATGTTCCTTAGGAGTTAAGTATACTAAATTACTTTTATTACTTTTATATTTTGGAAAAATAGATTTTGGTAAAATATGATGTGATTCATAATACTCCCCGTCTACCGGGACCTCGCGTTTTTTTATAGCCAACTCAATGATATTGTAGTACCATGTTGTATATTTGTTAGTTAGAAATGCACCATTATGCTCGTAGATATTCATCTACTAAGATCTCCTCTTCTTCTTTATATCCTTTCCTTTATTTATCCAAATATCGTTCTCAGTGAGAATTCTGAAATGCAACCCGTTCTTCTTGCAATACATCATTGCCGCACCCCATTTGGCCGTGTTTAAGAGTATCGCAGCCTTGTCCCGTTTGCTCTTGGCGTTTTCAGCTATAGCCTCCTTGGCAGGCTTGACTTCAATCAGCTCAGCACGTTGTTTTCCAAACTTGTCCTTATAAACTATGAGGAAATCCGGAATGTACCTATGCATTTTACCATCAAGTGGACTTTTGTATGGAATAGCAATGCTTTCGCTGGCCCAGTTAATTACATTTGGGTGCTGATCCAATAACATCATTACCCTCAATTCCCACGACGACCTATAAAAAGGTCGCGCATTGCCCACAAGTTTCTGTGGATTTTTTGGTACAAATTCATCTTGGCTATATTTTGTCATGCCGGATCCGTAAATGCTGCTGCCAGCGAGCCACGTAACGCTGGGTTACTAGGCCACAGCGGAGGTTGTACTGCAACAATGCCAATGCTGCTGCCCGGCGGCGATAATTTGTTGTATGCGTTAATAAAAGTATCGCTCACACCGTTTGGTGACAACAGGCTTCCAATTGGTATTCCTTGTGTAGCTGCCATGTAGGCTGCCACAGATGCAATACTTTGAACAAGAGATTGAGGAACACTTGGGCCGTAATATCCTTGTGCCAACGCCAACGCTTGTGCAGAAATAGCAGGATTACCACTTTGTATTGGATTGTTAAGTAATGTTGAAGAAACTGGCGGGAGGTTTAACGGCTGTCCTGTTAGCGTGTTGGTATATTGCCTGCCTCCGCCTACGGATGTAATAGCAATTTGTCCGCTTTGTTGACCTATTTGTTGTGTGATTGTTTGACTTGCAAATGTGTTTGTAGCAACTATTACAGGCGATCCTGTTCCGTAGTTTACAGTCGTTGACAGCGATGAATTAACCGCCACCGGTATAGGAGCCGAGGCGCCCGGTGCTGAACTAATAGATGCGCTGGCTGCCGAAGCGGCGGCAGCGGCAGCAGATGCGCTGGCTTCCGGAGTAATGGTATTATTGGGGTTTGACACATTGTTAGACGGTACCACAGGTACTTGTTGAGCAGCATTGGCCATCGATTGGGTTTGCGCAGCATTTATTCCAAATAACCGCGGAATAGCAGCAATCTGCATAGTTTGCGTACCAACTGGGTAGTTTATATCGTCTAGTGCATTATCAAACCCAAAATTAGGCATTACACCATCGGGAGTAGGATTACTACCACTAAACGGCTGTGCAAACGCAAAGTAGTCTATAGCTTCATATTTGAAACTTATGTTTACATCTTCTGGATCACTAGAACTGTAATCTCTGGAGCCCCAATCAATTGATGTAATTTTTGGATTTATATATCTAAACGCAGTATAAGTGTTTCCAAACAATGCATATACAGCTATTGCATCAAAAAAGTTTGTTTGTGCATCTAACAATGGAAGAAATCCCCATCCTGCTCCTAAATTAAATTTAGATTCTACAGGAGACTGCAGATAATCCGATTGTGAGTTAGACCAGTGTCTACGGCTGTCAGCAAAGTAATATGTAAAGTAGTCTACCCATGTTGCCAATGGGCTGTTATCAACAGTGTCATACAGTGAGATGGATGTTTCTTGATATTCTATCTTTTTGTATGCAATAACTTTTTTGTTGTACTGATTTAAGTCTTCTGTTACTAAATTTATCTTTGGTTTATCAGCTGTTTTTACTTTAAATGTCAGTCCTCTATTTCCTTCGTATGTATTGAGATTTGCATTAGCCAGCATGCTGTTAGCTCCGCTACTTAACACAAATTGAACGTAAAATTCAAACTTTGTACGCGGTACTGCAGACATCGGTTGTCCGGGACTTCCGGTACCAAATGCCCGCGAAGCAGTTCGCGGCGAACGTAAGAAAAATGTAGGATTACTTTGAACCATACAGGTATTTATCCAATAAAAAACGGCACTCGCGTGCCGTTTTTATTTACGGAGATTATTATAGAATGTTAACCCCCGGCGTTGCCGCTCCCGGCGTTGCCGCTTGAATCGTTAGCTCCTGTAAAGTTGCTGGGAAATGGTAGTTTACCTTCATCGCCTTGTGTGGCATTGTCATAGCGCACAGTTAATGTAATCATAACAGCATCAGAACTGCTGTAATCTAGCGAGTCATAAGCAACTTGTTCAAGATAGCATCCTTCTAGATACCAGCTTTCTAATACAGAATCATTGGTTCCGTTAACAGTACCATCAAGTGTTTCAATATTCATCGAGAACTTGTAATTAACACCTGCAGCAGCAGCCGACTGTGTATAATGGTTCATCTGTTTTTGTAGTTGAGCACTTACCATAGAGGTAATCAAGTTAGTTATATCGTCACGTAGAGTGATTTCAATAGTTTGCCATTCAGGCTTTTGTGCAATATATGTAATGTTGTTATAGCTATGCAGCGGTGTGTTGTTAAACTGAATATTTGGACGACCTGAGGTCACAACTTGCTGTGTAAATGTATTTTGTGTTTCACCGATTTCGCCAAACCCATATGTTACTAGTCTAAAGCGATGCTTTAGCTTTGGCATAAGGATACCAATGCCAGTTCCGTTTGGCATTGGTACGCCATAGCGATTTACAGTCGGTGCATTTAAGTTTACTGGTGGGACTAGGGTAGCCATAATATAACCTCCGTGTTTGTTAACTTATTTATTCCAGATCGCAATTTTAAAAATCGTACCATATTTTGCGGAGGATTTTACACGGGGTTAGGCAACTTTGCAGTAGAATTAACTGCAGGCAAAACACTACGTTAGAGAATAGTAACTTGTTGATTTTATGTCATTATTTTATAAATTTTCGCCAAAAACGCTGTATAGTTAGTGTCTGACACTATAATATCAAGCATGACCAATTTGTCCGTAGATCATTTGCGAAATGTTTTTGATTTTTAAAGACATGTTCGCATTTGTTATTTTGGTAGACACATCAAAATATGCAAGTTTGTGATTCGTCTGAAAGTTGTGCCAAAATAAAACCAATATTAGTAGACAATGACGAAACAGTTAAACCAAGTGCCTGTTCTTCGTCAACTGTTGACACCGAAAACTCAATCAAAGAAAAAGGGAGCAAGTGCTCCCTTAATCTTGTATCAATATTATCCTCCAGTTTTTGGTAACGGCGTACCAGTTGCCAATACTCTAACAGGTATGTAAATGAATTCAATAGCAATTTCTGGTTGTATAGCAATATCTATCCACAACTGGTTGGCATCAATTGTAGCTGGAGTATTGTTGCTACTATCACAAATTACCGAGAAGTCATAAAGAGCACGAAGTCCTACAAGTGTCTGTAGATACGACGTAAACACTGCTGTTACGTTTGCACGAGTGGTAGAATCGTTTTGCTCAAACAAGAATGGCTGTGCAAGGTTATTGAGGTTCCAAGATAGATAGTTTACCAATCTAGCAACGTTAATTCTATTTAGTGCTGTTTGTACAGGGTCTAAAGTCTTTTGTCCCCATACCACTAGTCCACGTCCTGGCATATATGCAATTGGATTTATGTCATTTGTGTACAGAACATCACGCTGTCCTTGGTTTAGTGTTACTGGAACATAACTTCCAGCCGATGTCAGATACCCTACACTTGATACAGAACTTACCAGTCCTCTGTTAAATCCTGCTGGTGCAAACCAAGGATAAGATACAGAGTCGCTGTAGGCAATGGTTGTTAGTGCAATCAAGCTCGGCGGCACAACTACGTTGTTGCCTTGCAGATCTGGAGTAAAGCCCCATGGATACCACAGTCCTAGATACGAGCTATGGGTAACAAGTCCGACATCGCTGTCAGTTGCAGCATTAGCAGCATTTGTAGCCCAATTTTGTATGCTTGTTCCGGTTGGCAACAGAGTTGACGGCGTGTCACCTACTACAAACGCAACATTGTTAATATCCACATTTAGGTTAACCATCTCTGCAATACATTCTGGATAACCAGGTGTTGAAATTAGGTTAAAATAGTTCTGAGATGCACGGGCATCTGTGCTATCAACCAATGCTGCGTTTAGAGCATTAACAACAACTGCTCGCTGTGCTGCAGGACCCATGTACGGCGAACCGTCTGGCGCATTACCACTAAATGTAACCCATACATCTGTTGGATAGATAGTATTGTAATTTTGTGGGAAATAGTTTACTACCCATTGTTTAACATTGTATGTACTGTAACGTGTGTTGAACAGCAGCATGTATGGAGGATACAGCAGAGGATCTGGAGCGTCTGGGTCAACATAATTGCTTAGAACCATTACAGATTCAGCAGTTTGTCCGGAAACTTGACCGTTTGCAGTAGCACGAGCATCAGCAAATATTATGCCAGCGCTGTCAACATGGTTTGTGTTGTCAATTTGTGTCCAGGTGCCTGTTATTGCGTTGTAACGATAAATTGCAGGGTATGGTGTTACATCGGTGTTGACCCATATGTCATAGTCTACTAGTGCAGCACCGGTGCTTTGTGTAGCAGGCCGTGCCGAACTTAGTATTGGGCCATTTGGATCAGTTCCTGGATACAAGTTACGATAACCCAGCCACTGTTGACCGTTGTTTACCATAATATCCACTTGTAATGCAGTGTTGTACCACAGTGTCCCGTTTACTGGCGGGCCATTTGGTGCCAACAAGCCTGGAACATAGTCTAGTGCTTCCCACGAAGAGCCGTTCCAACGCTGTAAAACAATATTACCAACTGCCGGACTTAGTCCGTAGTAGTTGTACTGACCAAATATGCTACCAATGCCTTTTAGACCACCGAACGCAGCATCTGCTGCTGATGTAGTGCTGTAAAGAGGTATTGTGCCTGTGTTTGGTACAGTGTTTTGAACTATCCATTCGCCGCTGACATATTCTTTCACAACAAGATTTGTACCCATTCCTGCTGGTGTTGTGTTCAACCATACGTTGTTAGCAGCCAGTTGTGACAACTGGCCTGGCACTGTTAACGATGGTGAATAGCCTTGGTATACCATTGTGCGTGCAAATGTTACACCTGCTGCAATACCAGATGCTGCAAGCGGACTACCGCGTAAATCTTCAAGAGTAAACGCAGTGCCGTTGTTGTTAGTGATTATTAACTGATTGTTAACAGTTGACGCTACAATTGGACCAGATGGATAAACAGAGTTGATCTCTGCTACCACGTCAGCAACCGTTACAGCCGATTCAACTCCTGTTAGTGCAGGTATATGAATTATGGTTGGGGTTAATCCTGGTAGTGTTATGCTGAAGCTTGTGCTTTGCAACCATGTTGATACTAGATTAAATGTTGCACCAACTCCGTTGCCGCCAGTTATTGATGCAGGGTTAGTTGGATATA